AAGCGCCCCACGCGCGGAGAGAGAGAAGTAGCCGGGTGGGGCGCGCCTTCTCGTCGCGTTCTGGACCTTTCATTTTGCCCATACGCGCCAGGAAGGATGCTCTGCGCGGGTTATCGCCAGATTTCACTGGCCGCTTGAGGTCAGATCCGGGGTTTGCGCGCTCGTATGACTTGCGGCCCCTCTCGTTGAGGCCACCTTTTTGGTTTTTGCCCTCTTTGCGGGTCCACGCGGCGGTCATTTTGCCAATAATCCACTACCAGTGCCGCCGCGCTTGCTGCGCGCTTCAGCAGCGGACACGGCGTCTTTTACCGTTTCAAAACGCGGGAACCGTTTGCCGCTTCGCTTCTCATAGGCGATCGCAGCTTCAATCGCGCGATCGGTTGAAAACTCTACAATCTTGCCGCCCGACATCCACAAGCTCGGGATGTTGGCAAAGCTGTTGCCCATCTTCTCCGTGATCGTCAGCTCAGTGCTGCGCGAGCCGTCAGGGTTCTGGCGGAACTCGCCCTTCCCAAGAGGCCGCGCCTCCTGCTGCTTCATTAGGCTCGGCATTGCTACTTTTTGCTCCGATTGGCGCTGCGGGACATGACCGACAGGTTTTTGCGGCGATTATCGCGTGGATTGCCGTTTTTGTGGTCTACGTCCTTGCCATCGCCCTTTCGTACTTGGTTGGAGGCCATTAGCGATCGGCGTGCGCTGTTGCGTGAGGCGCGGTTCTTCTTTTGCTCAGGTTTCGCGTGGTAGCTGCGGTACTCTTTGCCGTAATTCCTCATTTTTTACCGTGTGGTTGAGAGACAAAGGCAGAGAGAGGCAAGCTGAGCCTCAGTTGCGGACGTATTATGTACTAGGTGGCCGCGCCCGAATCTCTTGGGGGGCGGGGGGGGTCGCCAGGAAAATCGCACCCCTCGATCGAGGCCATACAATTTATTTCTGCGTCTGTGGTGCGACCGGGTTGCCTAAGTCATTGATATCATTGCGCTGACCGTCGCATTACAAATGCGAAATCAGCTTGGGGGGGTCACTTGTTCCGAACAGGCACAGGTCTTGTTCCCTCGTGCGCGCGATAAGTGTCAGGCCTGCCCTTTGCTTACGGGTTGCTCAAGCACCAGATGCTCAGCCACGTCAGTGCCGCCGCCCCACTTGATTGTGATCTCGCCGCCGCCTGGCGCTGCCTTGTCCTCAACACGATCACGCACACCGCTCGGCTGCATCTGTCTGATGTGCTTGTCCTTCGCGTCAACCTCAAGCCGACGCCGTTGCACCTCGGCCATAGCCAGCTTCGGGTCAGTCGGCAGTGGGGCTTCGACCAGCGCAATGATCTGATCTCGCATACACTCAGCCTGGATCAACCGAGCTTCACGATACCGGACGTGTGCTTCTTCATCCTCACGCACAAACCTCAGCACAGTCCGCCAAGACGGCAGATGCGCATCCGCCTCGCACATGGGCTTTAGCCCCTCACCTTCGGCTATCCGCTGGCAGATCTCGTTGAAGATCTCGCTTCCAACCCGTGATTTGCCTCGCTTCTTCAGCGCCATCGATCATCCAATAAAAAAGCCGCCCAACAAGGCGGCGCTTCGGTTCTGCTCACAGAACCACACAATACACACAAATTACTACATTTAGTCTACTTCGTCAACCCCCATACTACATCTTGTACCACAGACCCAATATCGCACGCTCAAAACGCCTTCTAGCCGTCTCTGGGTGGCAGTGCAGCTTTTCGGCTATCCGACGCCACGCTGGCCCCCTATCGCGCCTGACGGCGCTGTGAGCAGCCGCCCAGACCAGCTTCGCATCCTCAACCTCCAGCAGCTTCGTCAGCTCGATCGCGATATCCCACGATCGGATTTCTGCCACCGACGCTGGCCCAGGTCGCACATCGACCTCACCATACCCATACGCGGTCTGAGGATCGCTCGGCACCTCCGGCCAATATCCTCGAACCCGAAGATCATATGCGCGCGGCATCTTCTGCTCAGCAACTGCTGCCTCGAAGAACAATTCTCTCAACCCAGCCTCATCACCAACCAGCTCTTTCACTCGTCCCAGATCAGTCATTGCGCACTACCGCCCAACGTACTGGAAACGTATTGTGCGCACTAAGTGCGCGCCAAATGCGCACAAAGCGCATTGGCGTGCGCGTGCGCACAATACTAGTACGGTTATTTTTGTGCGCACACGATTTTGCGCACAAACTGCGCACAAAGCGCGCGCTATCGCACCAAAAACAAACACCCCAATGTTCACCCATTGTTCGCCCCCGGCATCTTGTCAAAATCAACGAACAGTCCCTTGTCTGAACGCCGCCGAATTGGGTTATGATACTCACCCACAACCAGCACATTGTTGGACATCCATGTGCGCAGAATGGTTTTTGCGCTGCCTTCTCCCAGCCCCATATCAAGCAGCACGCAGCCAGCCCATCTATTGGTTCCGGCTCTTGCGGTTGCGGTGTATCGCTGACCGTCATCAAGTCCCGCATCGATGGAATTTAGCGCACGCCGCGCACCATCAACGCCCAGCCCCTCAAAGGGATCAGGCGGCGACCAAGGCGCCAGAACGCCCACATAGTCGCCCTGAGCCAGCTCTACCGTGTGCCGCTCACACCACACGGCCTCGCTCGATGGCGCGCTCATGTTGCCCTTGGCGTCATCAACGCGGATGTACCAGCCCCGGCGCGATGGATCGATGTCAAACGCTTCCGACTCCTTCTCACTCATTGGCGTGATAGTACGAGCCGACCGCACGGCGCCGGCCAATGCACCTGCGCCACGAGCAGTATTGATGTCGCCCGCAGTCGCAACGAAGCCAGATGGCGGCTTGCGAGTGTGATGCACGAGATCGATCGCAGCGCCACACCGCTTGGCTATATCAGCAAACACATCAAGAACCGCGTCTATCTGCTTGTTATCATTCTCTTCTGCGTAGTGCGATTTAACCAAAGGATCAACCTGCAACACGCCAATGTCCCAGCGCTGCATCTGCTCAATCACCTGCTCAGCGGCCACCGCAGGCACAACAACGCCATCGACCGGCTCGGCCACAATCATTTTGCAGTCGCGGCCCGAATCCAGAAACAGCCAGCCCTCAAGCTCCACCGGCGGGATAGAGTAATGCTCACAGATCGCCCAAACGCGGCGCATCAGCTCATCGCGCGGATCTTCGAGGTTGTAATGCCACACCCTCACCCGCTCCCGCACCGGCACACCAAGCAGCGGACGAGCAGTTGCCAGGGCGATAGCCTCAATCAGCTCCAGCGTCGTCTTACCCACGCCCCCAGGCGACACGGTCGCCGACACATAGCCCCGGATCAGGTGTTTGCCGTAAAGCCACTGGCGCGGCTCAACTGCACGCATGTCGTTCGCGCTAAACCCAGACGCCACCACGCGCAGACGCGGCTCGAACGAGCGCAGCGCAGGCATAAGCATGTCCGCATCATTCACGGCCAGCCAGTCCGACACGTCAGCCTTGGGCTTCATGCCAGCGCACAAGTCAGCGACAGTCACAGACGCCGCAACCGCCGACAGCGCAGCCGCCGTCCGCTCGGCAGTCTTCCTGCCCACGTCGTCATTATCTGGCACCACCCAGACGCGCTTGCCCTCGAAGTAGGGCGTCAGCTCGTCCGGCCACGAGCCGGAACCCATCGGCTTGGTGGTCGCGCAGATGCCGACCGCAGCGAGCGCGTCCGCGTCCTTCTCGCCTTCGACTACGACAACGTCTGTCGCCGATCTGAGGTCAAACAGACGGTACGGCACCAGCCGCACATCATCGAGGTTCCACTTCCAGCCGCCGGAGCCATCAGGTCGTCGCTGTCGAAAGGTTTTCGGCAGGTATCGCACGACCTGGTATGCAAGCTCGCCGCTCTCAGCGATGTAGTCGTACTTCTGAACGATAAGTCGCGGCGCATTAGGCGCAGGCTTAACCTCCACCTCAGCGAGCTTCCCGCCCGATTCCACTTCAAAGTCATAGTAGTCACCCGTTTCCACGTTCACGCTCACGCTCCCATGCGTGCCAAACCGCATCTCTTGCCGCGTCGATAGCCGTTTGTTTGGCTCACCAAAGCGCTCGCGCGCAGCCTGCTCAAACATCAGAACGGGATCTCGTCATCGAGCGGATCAACACCGATCAGCCGCTCCTCGACCACACGCTGCAACAGGCACTTGGCGAACTGCACCAGCTCGTCCTTCGTCAGCACCGCCAGGTCAGACTTGCCCAGCTCGTCGAGGTACTCGCCGCCGCTGCGCACGCCTTCCCAGATCATCGCTTCTTCTCTCTCACTCCAGTCAGCCAACATCTCTCTCCTTCTGCTTAGCCGTTGATGGTCTCGCGAGCAGAACCACCGCGTCGCGCCCCGCTCACCCTTCATCGCCGGGTCGTAACCAAAGCCGCGCTCGCCGCTAAAGCACACCCAGCACAGCGCACGTGCTGTCATACGCCGCACATCCCCTCACACTCCTCGTTGAAGAAATTGAGCTGCCCCATGTCTTCGAGGTTGCGGAAGTCCACCTCGTCAAGCGGCTGACAGGAGCGGTGAACAAACAATTCTTGCGCCTTGTTTTTCATTTGGCCCTTGTGGCGAATTGCATGATCAAAATTCACGGCTTGCGCAAAAGAGTCAGGGTCTTCGTTTTTCATTTCGCGCCAACCGGCGTCATTACGGAAAGGGCACCCAACGCAAGCTGACTTCGCAAGACCGCGATCAGGATAATTTTTTTCAAACCAACGCAGGCAATTTTGCCGTGACAAATCGGCGTCAATCAGCGGCCAGACATTTTCAACCCACGCATCGCGCGAAGGTTTCATCCGCACAGCTTCGTCAGTTGAAATTCCAAGCCACATCCTAATCGAGACACCTTTCGGCGCGCGTTGCCGGTATTTCAAACCAAGAAGTTCGCGGCATTTTTTTCTGATCGGTGCAATCTTGTATTCTTGCGTGCATTGGCGTCTTGCCATACCACCGTCTTCCGTAAAAAAAGGAATTGATGCAAAATCTTGACCAGTGCTGTTTTTGCCTGCCACATGGTCAGCCGCAATGTTTCCAGCCGTGACCCGATGCACAGGAAACGGAAGCTGCTTTTCAAGCCAATCGAGGTGCGTATAAACAGCGGCAGGCTCAAACTGCGTGTCGGCAAAAATCGCGCAATCGGGCATCGGCGAAAGTTCACCGCGCGCGGCCATTAGCGCCATGACAGACGACTGTACGCCTGCACCCAAACTCAGAACTTCAAGCATCGTAACCTCACCGCTCACTCGTCCTCTTCCAGCTCGCCCCACCCATCGCAGCGCTCGCACTCAACGAACCTTGTGCGGATCTCCACCCACCGATCGGGTGAGTAGCCGCCGACTTCGTATTCTTCCTCAACCTTCCCTGCCCCTCCGCAGTCAGGGCAGCGCAGCGAAGCGCACTCGCCTTCGTGCTTGAGCTGGTTACAGTCGGGGCAGATCACGCCAGCACCTCGCGCAGCGATTGCTGATCACAGCCAACCGCCTGCTTGTCCGGCGACAGCAGCTCGTCATGCAGTGTGCAATGCCACTGCGGCCCCTCAACGGGCCGCGCGTGGCGACAGGTGCGGCAGTTCTTCTCGACCGGCGCACCCTCGTGACAGATCGATCGAAAGTCGCACCACTTGCACTCAAATGCGTTTGGGCTTTCGCTCACACGCGCTGGCAGCTCATCGACCTGGTCAACCATGTCGCGCAGGCGCTCGGCATAAAACTCGGCTTCATCGCGCACCAACTCAGTGCGGCAAGCGTCCCAATCGCGGCAACCGGCTGACGCAACGACGCACCAGTGCCGGGTGTATCCGCCGTAAAGCATGTAGAGCTGGGCCTGCACCCAGTACACAAAGTTCCATTGGCGCAACGTGGCCTTCGACCCGTCGCGCGCCTTGATCTTGCGGAACTCGTTGAGCTTCTTCTCCGCTGTGATCTTGCATTCCCACACATGCGTGGTTTTCCGCGCAGTCGGGTGATGAT